CTTCTTGTAAAGATACCAAACACATTATCTGCTGTTTGTATTTTACTAAGCCCACCACTAATATGCGAATGATCAAATTCTATTTCTTCTACTGCACCTCTGTTCAACTGTGCCGCTGTAACAAATACTGTGTTCAATTCCATTGCTAGGTTACGTAGTTCTTCTGATACAAACTTATCTTTAATATACAAGTTCTCTGCACTTACCTTTGAACCATTTGGCATAAGCAAGTCTAAATAATCTATTAGTAGTACATCAATCTTCTTGCCTGTTTTAATCTCATATTCTTTAATAAAACTTCTTACGTCATTAGGTGTCTTACCACTTGGCATGTACTTAACTTGAAATGCACCTGACTTCTTACCAATCATTTTTACTTTCATGTGTACGTCATCAACGTCTTTAAAAATATCTCTGCTTGGAATATCTGTAGTCATACTATCAACACGCATACTGACTAAGTTCTCTGAAAGCTCTAATGTAAGATACAATACGTTCATACCTGCCAGTGCCCAGTTAACACCTAAGTTTGCTAAGAACAAACTCTTACCTGCACCCGAACCACCTGCAAATATATTCAGCTCACCTCTATTGAATCCACCAAATAGTTTCTTATCAATAGCACTCCAGCCTGTACTTACTTGTCCGTTGTTACTCTTAATTGCTTCTAGTCTGCCTTTAGGGTCTGCCCAATAGTCTGTACCTAAGTCTTTTTGTAATCCAATCTGTACTGCTTTCTTAACTAAGTCTTCAACAGGACCATACTCACCTTTTTCAAGTAAGTCTGCACTCTTAAGTATTGCCGCTTCTAATGCTTTGTGTCTACTAAACGTTTCAAACTCTGCAAGTAACCAATCATAATGTTCTTCACGTAGTTCGCCTGGATCTTTCAAATCATTTTTACACGAAGCATTAACCATATCAAGCGTAGGCAATGCATTATGTTCATTAACATAAGAATTTAAAAACTTTGCACTATCTTGTAAACGTCTATCAAATACATTAGGATCAAATACAGCTTGACACCTAACAAAAGACTCTGCATCTGTTAGCATCATCTCTAAGTATAGTTTCTGTATATCGTATCCGTAATCTGTATTCTGTCTAGTTTTATCCATTTATCATCTTTTCTGCGATTTGCTTGTTTATTATAGCTTCTGATACCATTGTTTGTCAAGTTCTATTTTTGTTTTTGTTTTTGCTAATACAGCACCTATACAAGATCCAGGGTCTCCAGGATTAGGCGGAATCCATACATTTTCCCAATCTTGTCGCACTTGGTCCATTGCTTTCTTATTTAATGCTCCACCACCTGCAAAGGCTATAGCTTTGCCATGATTAGTTTTATAATGAGCATAGTTACTTAATATCTTTACACAGTACTCAAATACAGACTGAGTAGCGGCGGCTATATCATACATGTCTTGTTTTGATGTTAATTCAGGTTGCCACCACATACAGCCTCTATGTAAATTTTCTCTCATGCGTATACTGGGTTTATTTGATTCTTGATTTACCTTAATAATTTCTTGTAACATCAAATGCATAAGTTCATGGCCACGGCCTTTCTTTGCATATTCAGTAACAAGGTATTCGTCACGTTGTGGTTCTAAGCCTATACGTTGTGTCATAGCACTATAAAATAAACCTAAGCTATGTGGATACCCTTGGCTATGTATCTTCTTTAGTTTGTTGTCCTTACCGTGCCATATTGTTAGGGTCTCAAATTCTCCTATTGAATCCAAGCACACAACAGCACAATCATCATGGGGTTGAGTATAATATGCATAAGCCGCATGCGATAAATGGTGTTGGGTGTATTCTATTGGACATGTTAATCCCCAACCTTCGAGATATGCCTTAATATTATTTTCTTCTTTTAACCAACCTTGGCCTGCTCGCCATTGACGCAGTGTCTTAAGAAAAGGACGTTCATACCAAATAACCTTTTGTGGCGGTCCAAAACTTTGTCTAGCAACTTCTATCTGTGTCCAGTTAAAGTCTGGATCATTAGGAACTCCGCTAAAATCTTTTGAAAGACTTGCCCAATACAAATCGTTATTATTGAATATTGCTAAACTTGCATCGTGACTATTGCCAACCATACCCCAAGTAATCATTTATATTTTTTCCAAAGTTTGTGTAATACATAAAACCAAACTGAATTAACAGCAGGCTCTATAATTGCAACTGCTCCTGCTTCCCAGATACTTGCACCTGTAACAAGACTTACAACTATCATAGCAATTATAATGTGTCCAATAAAAAATATTATAGCAAGTATTAAACTTTCATCCATCTTGTTTTTTAGAGCATTCATCATGCCTTTTGTTAGTTCAGTCATCAATAATCAGCACTCCTTACTTGTATATAAAAGGATCTCTTTTCTTAAGTTCCTCTATTTTTTTCTTCATTGCACGTTTGCGTTTCCAGTCAGCAATTAGCTTTCTAAACCATGTAACCATTTTTTACTCCTTAATCTAATTTTTAATTCATTAGATTCTGCGTTATTCACGATAGTATAAAGTGTATACAGTCTACCATATTTTGCAACTGCATCTCCAATATCATTAACCCCATCTGCCCAATCTGGCAAACTAACTGACCAACCTAGTTCTATTGCTTGATCTATTAATTTAGTTCCTGCATCATCTCTATCAGGAACTACAATGATTTGTTTGCCTACTCTATTAATTAGCATGGCTTGTTGGTCTTTAATCTCACTTCCGAGTAGTGCTACTCCATCAATATGTATTGCATCTAATGGGCCTTCACATACAATAGTAAAAACTTTGTTAGGACCTTGTTCGTCAAGTCCGTATACAAATCCAGGTTGCTGTTCACTCATATACTTAGGTTGCTTACTAGGTTGTATTGTTCTAGCTGTCCAACCAACAATACGTTTTTCATAGTAGAAAGGAACAATTAAACGATCTCTATATCCTAGCTCAGGTGTCCAGTAATAACTAGTATCGTCAAGATATAAATTCCTATCTCTCATATACTCAAAAATCTTTACAAGATTCTTATCCATACCGCCTGGCTCTAAAGCACAGTAGTCTGCCCAGTCTTGTAATTTACGAGCTGACTCAGGTAATGGAACAGTATTAAATTTAGGTAACTCTACCAAAGGCTGTTTTATTTGTATGCCTTCGTTCTCTTGCATAACTGTAAGTGCAAGTTTGTTTATTACATCATCAGGAGTATTAAGCCATGCTAGTAGTCTACGCATCTTGCCACTTAGGTTACGTCCTTGTTGCCAACTTGCTTTGTAGCCACAGTTAAAACAATGATAGCTTACACCACCATCTCCATTTGTAATAAGGCCACCACGCTGTCTTTTGTCTGCACTATCTCCGTTGTGTATACAACAAGGTGCATTGAACGAAGTCCACCCACTAGGAGTAGTCTTACGCTTTGCTGGCAAGTATTGTGTTAATGTTTCATAGACTAAGCTCATAGTATCATTATACTATCTTTAGTCTGTAATGTCAAGCGTTATTTTGTTAATTTGAACAAAATAAATTCATCAGCATGTTCTGGCTTAATTGTAATAGCAGGATCACCTGACGGTAATTGCTTGCCTACATATGTCCATTTATATCCTTGTGCTACCTGTTCATTACTTCGTTCGATAAATTCTGCATTTGAATGTGAGAACATAGCCACAACTATGACTGCTAATAGATTTTCCATAATTGTTGCCCTTCTAGTTTCTGACTAAAATTTTATCTATGGTACCTGTATTACCAGAGTCATTTTCTTTTACAAATCGTAAATTGCTAAAGACTCCGTTAAAGTTAACATAGTGTGGAGTTGTTGGACTTGATAATGTTTCAGTTGAAATATCAAACCAACTAGTGCTGTTGTTATCTGCTAAGGTACCTTGTACCTTTACAGTTCCAGCAAATCCTGTAGAATATATTGCCGCTGTGTGCAATGCTTCATTACTGTTAATATGCGGTTCAGCATCTACTACTGAACTTATATTGTTCATAAATGTAGTAACTAACTTTGAATCAATTGGGCCAGGGAAAGCAGAACCTGTAAGCTCTATAGTTCCTGTTGGACCAAATTGATCATCTGCGTATGTTAGGGTATTAGTAGCATCTGCTGTTTTATTTAGGTATACAACATAACTTAGGTATTGACCATCTATATTAAGTGTATCAGCATCTGTAATATTGATAGTAAACTGCCCTTTGTAATTAGGTGTACTTGTTTCTTTGATTGTTCCAGTATAACGCTTTAATAATATGTCATCTTCTGTAAACACTTCTACGTATGGTGTATACGTATTAAGTATTGATAATGGTTTATGGTCACTGTTTTTGATTTCAAAAGTAATAATATTGTCTATTCCTTTTGCTACTTTTATATTTCTCTGATACACTTTTCTATACTCCACGTTGCCGGCAAAGCCATCTGTGACGACTACCGAATGATTAGTTGCTAAATATCTTGATACTAGTTGCATGTTAATTTCCTAACTAGTGTATTTATTGGATTATGCTAAGAAAAGATATAGAAGAAAAATTTCCGTTTTTAAGCGTCGTAACATACGGCGGTTCTGAATATATAGGAATAATTAATAATCAAGATGCTTTTATTACAAGCATGTACATCTACACGGATTTAAGGTCTGATGAAGATAGAGCTAAGTTTATTAGTTTAGGCGAAGTGTGGTGGTGGGAATCAAATAGAATGATTCCAATTAACATATTTTTAAACAAAGATATGGATCAATTTCGTTATATACTAATGACTATGAATAGCAAAGACGTGAAAGTTTCATTAGGGCCAACAGTTAATCTTAACAAGTTGTCTGTGAAAAGAGTGAAGCGTAAAAGTGTACAGCTACTAAAAAAGCCTAAGTAACACTATTCTTATATTGTAGATATGTAAAGTAATCAATTACTAGTAATTGTAGGAAGAATCCTGCTGGCGTAAGTATTGCTCCGAATAGTACTATAGGTACAAGTATAGTCCAAAACATAATTCTCCAAAGATATGTTCCAACTAGTTCTCTAGGCCAAACCCATGTAAGCCAAGGTCCTGGATCTTTTGGTTTCTTTTTTCGATAGTCTTCAAATTCATAATGCATTTACATCCTCACAGATTAAGTTCATGTGTACCACAACTGCTACAGCATAACTGACAGCATGTGCTTTTTTAAAGAAGTAACCTTCCTCTGGCTTTACCCAAACTTGATCCATAATAGTATTCCAATCACTGTCTTGCAAATACCTTTTTGCTGGACGTATGATAGCCAATACAGCGGCCAGTTGTGGGATATTCTTTGGCTTTAGTTTTTTGATTAGATCGTGATGACCTGATACGTGAAACACCAGATCGCAAAAGTCTTTTGTTTCTAATAGTTCCCATATTGGTTCCTTGTTCATTAGGTGTCGTAAGTGTTCTTCATCTCTTACCTTGTCGTATATACTTACGTTTAAAAAGTCTAATTTGAAATAGCCTCTATCTTCTGCTGTTTTATAATCAACAGTACATAAGTTGTCAACGGGATTGTGTGGACATTCTGTAACGTACACACCTGTATTATGTTTCTTACCTGTATCTAACTTTGCTACACGATGCTTGATTTTATCAAGTGCAATAGTTCTGTCAGCAAAGTCGATATCTATATCTGGCATTTATATTGTCCAACTCTTTAGTTGTTCTTTAGTAGGCTTCATAGGTTCTACTTTTTCAATCTTTCCACCTTTAGCTAAAAACTTAGCCATGCGTTCATCAAGTTGTTGTTGTAGTTCTTGAGGAGATGGTATTGTATAATCTTTCTTATCTTTATTATCTCTAATCATAGTTTCCTCCAACTGTTAGGTTGTCCTTCTTTAGGAGTTTGTCCAACGTACTCTTCTCCTGTTTCTTGATCAATTAGTTTCCACTTCATAGGCGCTCTTGTTTTTACTATAAGCTCAACTGGTTCATCAAGCTCATACACTGTAACTCCGTTCTTAAGTTTTCTTTGCTTCTGCATTTGCTACAGCTTCTTTCCATTTCACCGGTGTCACATGTTGATCCATAGTTATACCATCTAGATGATCGCATTCATGTATAAAGCAACGTGCTTGGTATCCAATTAACTTTTCACTAAACTGCGTACCATGTTCATCTTTCCAGTTTGCTCTAATTGTACTTGGTCTGTTTATAGATAAGTTAACTCCAGGATAACTCAAACAGGCTTCCCACATATCAATATTTACACTATCATCAGTTGCTTCCCAACTTGGATGTAAACATAGTGTTTCGCATGATGTTCTATTATTAGCTTGTTGATTAAAAAATACAAAACACCTAACATCAGTAATACCAACTTGGTTAGCTGATAGACCGATACCTAAATTATCTTTCATTACTTTTAACATTGCCTCTTTAAGTTCAACTGCATCGTAAGGCGGATTGTCAAAGTCCCATTCTTTTTCAATTTTAGTTTCTAATGAAACGTTTGGGTACGTAATTAATTTCAGATCCATTGGTTTCTCCTATTTCTTTTCTTTGTAAAAGTAGTCAACTACGAATACTTTTTTGTTATCTCGCACAGGGTATGATCCATGTAACACTGTACTTTTTAATATTAACACATCACCTTTATTTGGTTTGTAACATAAGTCATGTGTATTGCCTTGTCCATCATATAGATAAGCAAACGTTCCTCCATGCCATGTAGTTTTATCACCGTCAGGCTCTGTAAGAAAACAAACTGCACTTATCTTATTTACTGTTTGATCGCTATGTCGGTGTGCTTTTTGCCATCCGCCTTTGCGATACTCAACTGTCCATAATGCACACAAGTCTGTTAGTTCTATATTTAATCCTACTTCATCTATCTTCTGTTGCAAAAATGGCTTGTATTTCCATTCATTCAAAAATGCTTGTGGGTGTATATTCCACTGCTTGCCTCTGTATGTACTAGTTTGATCGCTTACATCTTCTCGTGTTTCAGAAGGAAATACTTTCTTATCCCAATGATATTCAAATTCCTCACTATCCTCATAATGTGTTTCAATAATCCATTGATGTTCATTGCCTAATAAGTGTGTGTTCATTTTAATTTCTCCTGCCATTGTTCTTCATCTTTCCAAGTGTAATTATAAAGTTTTTGGTTGCTATCTAGTTCAATTTTATAAAGATCATCACGTTTTAATATTTCATTAACAATAGTTTGTTTGCTTTCATCTGTAATTAGATCTGCAACTACACCTGTTTTTAGTGCAAGACGAGGATCGTGTACATTCCAATCGTTTTTCTTTAACCACTTAATATATTTTTTATTTTCTAATGGACGATAAGTTTTAGAAAAAACCGAAGTCCATTCGCCAGTAACGTATCTAATGCCTGAAATATTTTTTCTTTCTATATCTGTATCATTATCGTCAAAGACTTCTTTATGTTGTTTTCCTAATTGGGCATAATAAAGTATTAAACAACCAAAAGGAACTATATCAGAAAAGTCTTTATAATTTTCTAAATTTAATTCTTCGAACAGTTTATTCGCAAAATGTCTACCATTAGAATTAATACCGTTAAGACTGCCAAAAATACCAGGGGTTATATTGTGTTTGATTGATGAAATAATTCCTTCTATTTCATGACACAGATTGTTAAGCATTCTTATACTAAATCTTACCTTACTAGGAATATCATCTCTTAACCACCATTCGCTAGGATCCCATGCTTGTCCAATTAAAATTTCAAAATGATGATGTATTTTATTTAATAACTCTTCTTGAGAATTACTTTGTAAGCCTTCTAATGTAAAATTTAAATTAATAACAGGATATCCTATAGTTGGCATAAAACTATTAATAGTTGAGATATGAGAATTTAAAAGATTGCATAGGTATGTCAAATTCCTAGGATAGTTACTTTCCCATGTAGTTTGCCAGCCTTGCAAACAATAGGTTTTTTCGATAGGATGATTGTTTTCTAAAAAATTTTTATTCAAACACTTTTTCCATAATTTACCTAAGCTGTTGTCTCTAATTTTATACAACAACTGATAATCAGAAAATTGTCCGCTTGTGTCTCTTAATGTAAAAACTAACTCACTCACAGATTAGATTCCTTTGCTACTTCTTTAACAACTTCAACATCTGCAGGAACTCTTCTAAAACGCATAGCCCAATGCTTTGGTTCTATAACTGTATATACTATTTCTAATTGTTCATCAGTAAATTTACTAAGCATTTCTTTACCGCTTGGACAGTTTAATACTAACCAAGGACTTATCTTTCCATCTTTAATATCTCTTGTCACTCTGTTCAAACTACAATATCTAAAGTAATCATTCCAAGGTGCATCAGATTCTTCTGACCAGTCCATCATAGTCTGTATTGTTCTTTCAATTGCTGTTTCCATACTTTCTTTAAGAACAAGTTCTGTTGCATATTGTTCATACAGTGCATCTCTACACCAATGGTCAAGTTTTACTCTGCTTGTTACTACCCAGTCAATATATTTCTCTGGATACAACGGACGTACATTGTTTACAAAACTTCCAAACTTAACAAAAGCATTGTAGTAAGGACTTGCACAGAAATCTTCATATGTCTTTTCTTTTTTGGTACCTGCACTTAGTTTATAAAAACGTGTGAATGCATAGTATCCTGTTTGTACACGCTTCTCATCTTTTTGCAGTCTACGTCTTTTCTTTTCACACATATGAACAGCCAACGTTTTTTCTCTAGTAAACGATGCTCCGCAGTATTCACATTTGTAAGGTTTTTCTGTAGTCATCTTTTTAAATAACCCACTCGATTTCTTTTCCTGAGGTAAAAACTCTATCATATTCTTTTATCTCCTGCAACTTGTTTTGCTCTTCAGTAGCCCATTCAACAGTGCTGTCTGACACATGATATTTTAATTCTTCTTGTACAAACTTAAGATGTTCTAACGGCAAAGGATGATCTTCAATACGCCAAGTATTATTTTGTATATATTGTGGACGAGTCTTATCAACTTCTATACCTGGATAATAACACAAGTCTGTAATTGTTTGTGTTTGTGGGTAAACCCATTCCTTATATGTATCAAGTATGTTAGAAATTTTTTCGTCTTCTAATAACAACTCATCCTCATAAGGATTGTTAATATGTGTGCTAATAACTTTTGCACCTGTCCTTTGTAATGCAATTAAGGTACTTGTAATGAGATTACAATCTCTATAAACGTAATGTGGAAGTTCTTCTATTTGTATTCTATCACTCCAAAAAAAGATATTACCTTTTGTTTGCCAGCCATCTACATTATATCTATCTTCTCTAAAAAAATTACTCCACATAATAATTACTGTATCTTCTTTTGTGAAGTTTTGTTGTGCATGTGTTTCCCAAATACGATTTGCTATCAATTGGTTACCACTACCAATTTTGCCGCAGTTATATCCGTCTCTATCTTTAATAAGAATATCAGCCCATGTAGGATAGTAGTATTTTGTATAACTGCATCCATATGTAAATATTCTTCTCACAGTTTTAAATCCTCTATACCATGTTCTTTAGCCCACTCTTTAATTTCTTTCTTTGTTGAAATTTGTGCAAGTAATTCTACTTCATCTTGTTTTTTATTAGGATACATCTGCATTAAAAACTTAACAACTTTATTTTTATCATTTGAACCTTTTTTCTTATAGCCAATCCATTCATGATAAGCAATACTCTTTGTATTACCGCTTATACATAAAAGTTGCCATAGTAACTTCTTATGTTTTTGTAGTGTAAAAAAATGCTTATTATAATATTCATTAGTCTTAAATACTGCAAGCTCTTGTTTTTCTCTGTTACCTTTTACACTTGATACATATCTATTAAGAAGATAGAAACTAACTTGCTTCTTTTCTTCATCAGATAGTTCATCCCATACGTTTATCGCACCCATATCAATTGCGGCCAGGATGTCTTTTATTGGAAGTTTATTCATAATATGCTACCGTATCGCTTTTATACACTTTTATATTATAGTTGATTTCGTTAAAAAAGTCAACCAGTTTTTTATTATAACGAGAACGTTTGTTTTCAAAAAGCACAACAGGTCGCCATTTCATTAATGTTTGCATACTACCTTCTAGTACTTGTAGTTCCATTCCTTCTACGTCTATTTTTATAAGATCAACTTCTTTGAATTCAAAGCCGTCTAGTGTTTTTACTGATACGCTATATTGCCTGATACCGGATTGATGTCTGACAATGCTACCGTGCTTGTTATTGTTATATCCGTTATCAGGTATTGTTAGAACTAATTCTTCTTTTTTATTTCCTAGTGCAAAGGGAAACTTTTTTATAGTGTCAGGTATTGCTTTAATACTTTCTGGATTAGGTTCAAATGCATACACACGTTGAAATGTATTAACTAAGTCTATACAAGTATCGCCATCATGTGCACCGATGTCAATGTACGTGCGAAACTGTTTAACATAAGGCATTGCCCAATCATTTATTTTCTTTATGCTCATTGTTGTAATTCCAAAGATGGATATCTTCCTGTGTGTTTATTTCTACGCCATTAAAGTTTGTATGAAAACATCCAATCTTGAATCCATTTTTTAACCAGCGTAGCTGTTCTAATTTTTCAACTGTTTCTTCTATGAAAACATCTAAATGAAGATACATATCTAATGCAACTTTGGCATATCCATATATACCTAAATGCCAGTCACCGTAACCTGTCATACCTCTACCCATCCATAGTGCTTCGTATCCATCTCTAATCAACTTTACACTATCTGGTTTGTTTTGTTCTTCTTCACGCATGTCTGTATACAATGTTGTTACAGAATATTCGTGCTTTAATTGTTCAGCCACTAAGTTAATCATATCAGGTCTAACATCAGGCATATCACCTTGTACGTTTACATAGTAATCATAATCTAATTGTTTTGCGGCCATTGCACATCTTTCTGTGCCGTTCCTTGCGTCTTCTGTAAGTATAAAACTTGGAACTATTTCTGCAATCTCTAAGCTATCTGTTACAACGTAAGTGTCGTAATCAGTTTGACTACAAATATCATACACTCTTTTTATAAGGGGAACACCGTCAAGTTCAACCAACATCTTATCAGGCAATCTAGAACTTTTTAATCTTGCGGGTATTAATATTGCTGTTTTCATTCGAACCTCTCTCTGACCATTCTTACAAACATTTTAACATTTTCTTCTGGCGTAGTTTTATGAATGCCGTGTCCTAAACCACAAACCCAACCAGTATGGTCAACTGTTTGCATTGTGTTTAAGAAATCTTCAATGTGTGATCTACATTCTTCTCTTGGCAACAATAATAACTTTTCATCGAAGTTACCTTGTATAAATCCGTCTTTGTATTTTTTAAATGCATTAACAATATCAACAGTGCTGTCAATACCTATACCAGCCCAGCCCATTTTATATAAAGTATGCAAACATCTAGAATTTAAATGCTGTGTATAATATCCTGTGTCAGTTTGTATTAAAGGTTGTAGTGTGTTAACATAATGTTTTTTGAAATAACTTTCGCTCATATTACCTACACCACTATCAAGTATCATTACTTTCTCAGCGCCAGCATCTAACTGTAAATGAATGTTACGCACTAACAATGGCGTAATAACTTCATTCATATATTTTGTTTTCCAACCCAAACTTACTTTTGCGTCTTTACCTACTGCATAGTTTAGTAGTGTCCAAGGTCCGCCAACAAAGCCTATTAAACTTTTTTTAGCAGGTAGTGCTTCTCTTGTTGCTGTTACTGCCCTTGCTTGAAACTCCATATGTTTTACTGCAAGTTCAATATTAGAATGATCTTTATAATTTTCTTCGTTAATGTTCCATTCAAATTTTGGGCCTGGGTCAAACTTTAATGGTACACCTAATCCTTCAATAGGAAATAATATATCACTAAACAGTATTGCAATATCAAAGTCAAATTGATTAATTGGTAGCATAGCGACTTGTGCGGCTATTCTAGGTAGTTTGCACATTTGTTCAAATGTCCAATTTTCTTTCATTGCCATATAACCTTCTTGATATCTACCAGCTTGTCGCATGATCCATATCGGTGGGCAGGTTTGTTCTACTTGGTT